TACCCTTCTGCTAGTAGTCCCTCAAAGAAGTCCCATACTATTAGTAATTGTTTATAGTTTTGTTCATCCCCCTGGTTTTTGGCGGTATCAATAGCCCAAGTTAAACTATTACCAAAGGCTTGTATATCCTTGTATGTATAGCCTAAAATATTACTACCCCCAAGTCATTATCTTGTGGTTCTTTTGACATCTCTTGTTCTGCTCCACATTTGCAGGTATAGCGGTGCCAAAAGGCAGTCCATTCCCATTCGTGTTTATGTCTCATTTGCTATTAGCGCCAGCCTCATATGCAACCTTGTAAATTTCAGTAAGGCGCTCTAGCGTTGCTTTGTGGGCTTTGTCTTCATTTGACATTGCGGCTTCAAAGTAAATTAACTGCCATGCTTGGTCATCTAATTCTTCTTTGTGCTCTTTTGATATTTTGATTTTCATTTGGGTCCTTTGTTAGTGGTTTATATATTCATTATATTGCAGGGCACTGACATTACCAATATTTTATAATAGTATTAAGGGTAGAATGGATTTGACAATCACAATCTCCCCCCATATTATCCATAAAGTCTAAGTGTGAGAAGTTATCCTCATAGATATCCTCTACGAGTCGTGCTATGGTTTTTTCATTTGTTTTGGTGGTCATACATTAATTTTACCTGAAACTGGGAAATAAGTCAACTATTCTTAATAGAATTTAGGGAAAAATGTTATGTGTTCTTAATCACAATACCCGAGAAATATCACTCGGGCCCCACTTGCGATTCCAACGGGACTTGAACCCGCAACCTCTACCGTGACAGGGTAGCGATCTAACCAATTGATCTATGGAATCAAGAGAGCAGTTTTAAATCTTGCTCAGGATTTTATTGTTATGCTACTTGTAAAACATTTTTTACAACAGTTAGCAAACGATTTTTTTCTGCGTTAATAGCAGGGTCAAAACCACTTGCAGCAGCAAACATGCTTTCAGTATTAACACCACGAGCAGTGCGATACCAGTCAAGGCGTTCAGTTAGTGCATTGAAAGCGCCCCACGCATTACCAGCAATCATTCCGTTAAACTCACCAGTGTAAATATCGTTAATCATATCTACCTTGTTTGTCCACTTCTTAACAGAACCTTTAGCATCAGTTTCTGGCTTAGGATATGCAGCAAGAATAATGTTATTAAAATCTTGTGCAGAGATTTCCTTAGCAATCATGGCATGTGCCATCTTGTCAAATTCGTCCATGTAAGAGTTAGCCATGCCTAGTGCTTGACGAGCAACGGCAACCTTACCTTGAGCGGTTTGGGTATGACGGATTTTGAAAGATTGCTTAACGCCATCTTTTTTCTTAGTGCGGTTAAGTGCAACATTGAGAGTGTTAGCGCACACAACACGAACAGGTGTGATGCTTGCTTGAATAGCGATTGAACCATCGTGTGATGTGTTAATAAGTAAATAAGTTTTGACCTTATCTGCAACACCGCTAGGGTCTAGAATTGTTTCACGCTCTAAAGCAAGAGAGCCAAACACTACACGCCCACCACTGATTGAACCAGCAGTTTCCCATCGTCCACCACCATCTAGAATGTTATCACCAAAAGCAAATAACTCTTCATTTTGTAGTGGAACATAACGCTCACCAACAATTCCCAAAACATCAGTTTGAGATTTATCAGTAGGGTTTGTGCGAACGACATATTGATAGTTTTTATCTGATGTCATATTAGATGGAATTGTTAATTCATCTAATCTAACATTCCAGTTATTTAAGTTAGCAGCAATAAGCATTTCGCTTGTATTTTTTTCAGTATCAAATACTGTGCCTAGATTATGCCATGCAGGTTCACGGAATGATGCAAAAGATGCAACGCCGTTTTGTGTTTCTAAGTCGTGAGCCACGATTTCCTTCTTTCTTTTGTTGTTATTTTAAGTATAACAGGATGGGCTGACAAATGCAAGCCAAGATTAGGGAAAATACTTTAATCCTCTTAAATCGGATAAATCGGACATTTGGGGCGCCCCGAGATTTTTTGTGGGCCAGTTTTAAATCATGGCCAGGATCTTTGATAGCCCCCTACCAAATTTAGTAGTGGTCCTCTAATTGGACTTCGTCTACAGTTAAATCTGCATCATAGTCATATGAATTAAGTTCTGCTTCAATTGAAACATTGCTTAAATCAAAGTCAGCAATTTCTGACATTGGGACGCTGATTGTTCCACTGAATGTAACAGTTCCCTGCACTTCAATTTCCTTGACTGGATTAATACCAAAGAGTTCGCATAGCGCTACAAGAACTTCTTCTTTAGAATAGTTAGGGTCATACCATTCTACAATGCTGTCTTCAAGTTGACTTATTGTTCCTTGAATGCTACGCAAAGATTCTTCACGAGCACGTGCACTATGGAGTTCCCATTCAAGGTCTGTTACCTTGGATGTTAAATACGTTGGTTCTTCAGGAGCAGCATATGTTCCTGCAATTGCTTTATATGTTACAAGAAGGTTGGGGTTGTAAGGAACTTCTAGTTTATCAATTGTTACTGCGTCACTGATATTGGTTGACATTTGGGGCCTCTTTCTGTTTGATTATAATATAATTCTAACAGGGACTACTGACAAATGCAACTTAATCTTAAACTATCTTAAAGGATAAAATGTGATTTAGATCACGTTGCCTCGGGCCCGCTTTGCGGGGAAATTAAAAGGTGAGCAGTTTGAAATCATGCTCAGGATTTTTTATTATTTAGTCGTGCTTACCATAGCAAGACGACGAGAACCATTTGCTAACTGTAAAGAGATACGAGTTAGTTTAGAGTTAATAGGTGAGAACTTTACAATTCTACCTGTTACGCCAGTTTTGCTTGTGGTGAATAAATCACCGATTTGGTATGTGTATCCGCCTAGTGTCATTTGTATTGCCTTTCGTTTATGGTGGTTTGGTGAGCAGTTTTAGTAGTCATGCTCAGGACTTTTTCCGTTTAGGAATTATAGATAACGAGCAACCGCATTGTAAGTTGAGGTATTAACTGTTTCCTCATCTGTCATTTTAAGAATACGAATTGCGTTAGAGATTTCCTCTTTTTGTTCGTTGTAAGTGTGAGTATGAATTACCTCAAAATCTTTCTGAGGTTCAGCAGGAAAGTTGCCCTCCTTAACTGTTAAGTCAAAATCAACATTAAGGTTGTTTGACCATTGACGATAGTTAGTTCGCACATTTTCAGCCTTATCTATATTAGCGATAGCGAAAGTAAATAACTCTTTTTTCCAAGCCTCATAAGCCTTTAGGTGCTTTGCTTCGTTCTCGCCTTGTGTTGCGTAGTCCTTCTCTAGTTTTGCTAGAGAGGCTTCTAGTGCGGTGATAACTCTTTGTGTAGGTATCTTTACTGATATTGCTTTGCCTCTTGCCATTTATTTTTCTCTTTTCTTTGATGGGTTATTTATAGTATAGGGGGTGGGTCTGACATTAAGTTGAGCAGTTTTAGTTGTCATGCTCAGGACATTTAGCCACTAGGCTAAGGTTATGACTTTGCTGTCCAAGTTGTCCAGCGAGTTGAGCCATTAACATCTAACTTAACACGAACATTACCATTTGCCTGTGGCACGATTTCTGTAATTGTTCCTGTTGCCTTTGACTTTTGGCTTGTGTAGGTATCTCCTACTTTGTAGATTGCGTTTGATACTGACATTGTGTTTCCTTTCGTTTGGTTGATATATTAACTATAACATTTCCTACTGACATTATCAAGTTATTTCTGACATTTCTCACATTTTGAGATGATTATTCTTGTGAGATACATCACATTAGGACAAATCGGACATTACTTATGCCCAAGACCTGCGCTGAGTAGCATGATAAATAAGATAGTTAGAATTGCTATTTCCACAATTACCCCTATTTTTTAGACGATGAGAATACTATGTCGCTCTTTGAGTATACACACAATCCGCAAGATACGCAAGCGGAGCCTGCATTTGATATTAGGGGAATTGCCTTTAAGTTTTCAGGACACTTAGCCCCAGGCCTGTTGGTTAACTCTTTCATATCTGCTTGACCTATTGCAAAATTTTTGGCAAGGTATGCAAGGCGAACACCATTATTAATTTTAAGATCAACACCTATAGCCTTATTCTCACTATCTGTTGAATAGTATAAAGATAGATTATCTATTCCGTTTAGTATGAGGGCGGCAGATCTAACACGAGTATATACCCAGAATTGAATTTCAGGATGATTAGTGATGACTGTTTTCCAAGCATTAGTATAAGTATCACTAAAGAAGTCGCCATCCCAGTGAATGCGGAATAGTTTAGGAGCGTTTTTCTTATTGCAATCATTTATGAAATCAACAATCATCTCATCCAATAGAACAAGCATTGTTTCCATATCTGCATTGCGAAGTAAATCCCAGTTATGGAGTAAATTCTTTTTTACTGTTGGGAATAGTCTTTCAAGTTTTCCTGCGTAGCAAACGCTTTCACAAACACTAGTGGCACCAGGGCACGAGAAATCTTTTCCAGCAGGTAAACCGAAAGTGTTGGCAAGGGCTGATTGTTTTCCATTTTTTGTGACAAGGTTAGTCACCTTTCTATCGTTGGAGCGTTTTAGTTGTGGTGTAGTCATATAAAAATTGTAGCAGAATATGGGAAAAATATCAAGTTGTCTTAATTAGTATAAATCGGACAAATCGCCCTCGGGCGTTTCCTATTGCAACATCATTAAATAAAACTTTTGGTATTCACCAACTTGAATTGTTTCTCTTTCACCAAAATCATTTATAATTTCTAAAGTGTATCCATCAGGTAATGAAATAATTTCAACAATAGATACAATTTCATCGTCAACTAAAATTAAATCATCAACTTCTAATTGATTTGAAGTTAAAATATCTACCTTAACATACTCCATGTGCATTATTGTAGCAGCCATTTATTCAGCCTCAATTTCACTAAGCAGATCCCAAAGAATTGGCTCTAATGAAAGAGCCGTTGCATCTAGTTTTTCTTGTAAGGTTTTACTCATATAAATCCTCGCTTGCTGGGTTAATGAACCACTCTAGGTGGTGCTGACTTACAATTGCGCTTGCTGGTGCTTGCTTACTACCTTTGTAGGTAATCTGAAAATCACCAACCATTGGCATATCTATCATTCGTGAATAGTCCTCATCATAGTAAGCGTCAATTGCTTCAATGCAAGGCTGAACCATTTCTGTTGGCACTGGTGGATAATGATTACCTTTTAGGTGATAAAGTAATTGTGTTTCTAAGTCTAGCGTTGTATCTGCTAATCCAATTGCTGTTACGCTTCCCATATTATTTTCCCCCTACGTTTCCATTAGCATAAAATATCTTAGTATGCATCTTACCTGAAGGCTCTGACAAGTTAATTGTTGCATATTCACTAGCAAATCCATAGTCTGTAAATTTATTAAATTCACTAACTGCGTCAAGTGCATTATCATAGCGACCAATCCAATGAGGCGACCTATCTCCGTCATAGGTAGCCGTTACTGAGTATAAGTATTCCATTATGCATTCTCCTTTATTTCGTTTTCATTATGCCAAATTTCAAATTCACTAAACAAGTGCTGACCTTTTTCGCAATCACCACAAAATTCAGTTATCATATCGCTTTCTACAATTACTCCACTATCGTAGCAAGTGTAGCAATCTCCAATTTCATCAAATATATTTCCCATATTATTCACCTACCTTAACCGCAATAGTTGCGTATTGAGTTTTTATTGAGCCACGATAATCTATTCCAATTAAATAGGCTTCAGTTTTTTCGCCATAGTAAACTTCTGGGCGATGCTCAGCAGAAATAATTTCACCCTCAAAGTGGCGATTTCGTGAGCGGTATTCCTTACCAATTAGTAAGTCTTGTATTGTGTATAGTTTGGTAGCCATTGGCAGACCTTCTTTCTTTTTGTTTATATAAAATAATCTTAGCAGATAAGGCTGACAATTCATAACTGACACGCCGTAATTCTTAAACTATTTAATTTTTCTTACTCTGTAAGTCTATTCTATTAGACATAAAATATCAAATTACTGGCGGGTAATTCCAAATAGTAAGACGCTCAATCTGGGTGATTTTAATCACATCTTAAAAGATCACCCTGTGGATAACCTGTGGATAACGCCTCGGGTTTTAGAACAGATGTTCGGACAGTTTTAGATCGTGTCCAGGATTTCTATTTATACTTTAAACATTTCAGAACCAACAGGAATTAAACCAATTTCATCAATACCGCAAGCCTTTTCAAATCTTGCGAAATCAAAGTTTTCGTTATCTGATTTAAACCAATCAGCAAAAGTATCTACTAAATCCTCATAAGTAGTTTGCGGAATTTCATCTACAAAACTTTTTAAAATATTTGCGGTTTGAATATAGTCTTTTCTAGTCATTATTCAGCCAACTTTAAAGTAGCCCAAGAGTTGCCTGCGTTCATTCTATCCAAAACATCAAGGTCAATTAACGCTGCGGTAAGAGTGCTACGCAATAACAATTCCATTTCAAGTTCGCTAAGGTTTACAAAACGGCTTAACAACTCGTCAGGCATTTTGTTTTCATCAATTTCAGTTACGAATTTTATTGAGTGGTTTAGTTTTATCATTAGTTAGCCTCTCCGCTAGTAAATAGTGTGCCAAGTGTAAAATTTTCACACTCGCATTTTTCAACATCATAGTCAAGGTCATTACCCCAAAAGATGAGACCTGCTCCATTACACTCATCACAATCAAAAGACATTACGGAATTTATCATTATGCTAACGCCTTTCCTCTAAGTGTTCCACGAACGCCAAGAGCGTCGCAAGACATTTTAACAGAGATACCAACAGGCAAAGCCTTTGGGTATTCGTTGATGAATTGAGATACAGCACCCTTTGAAGGAACGCTGATTTTTTTTACAGAACCATTAAAGGTTTCTAGTGTTATAGTGTAAGTCATTTCTGACCACCTTTCTTTTTTTATTGATAAGACTATCCTATCATTAAGCACTGACATTTTGACCCATATCAGCAAGGGTTGAAGTGTGAGTTATCTCACAAAGCGCCTTCTTGAAAGAGGGCTATTTCTAGATTAAGCAACTCGTCAGGAGTAGCATTAGATAAATCTACCCACCCAGCACCTTGCTCATCTAGTCTAAAAATTTCAACATATCCCATAGTTAGGACTTCCTTTCTTTATTTTCTTACTATGTAAGTTTATCCTATTATCCTTAAAATATCAACTTACTAGCCAGTAAGTCCAAATATTGAGACGCTCAAACTTTGTGATAAATCTCACATCGTCCTTAAAGCGACACGCCGCCAGCGCCGAGTGATCCTCGGGTTTTTTTATTGCAATTTATTTTTATGTTTTATTTTTCTAGAATATTTTTTCTTATTTGGGATTGCAGTCGCAGCATTACTACGACGCAATTCTTGAATACGAATTATTTTATTTTTTATTTCTTTTAACATTTTTATTCCCAACAATCTGAACAAGTATATTTGTTCTCATAGAATTCTGATTCTGAAATAGCGAACATTTCGCTATCGCAGATTAAACATTTAGCAAAATAGGTCATTTTGTTAATGACCAACTTGACCAACGACCTAAGCGGTCGCTTTCAGCGTCAATCCAAAAAGAGTCAATATTAGAGTCGCACTCTACGCATAGCGTATAGCGAACATCATTATAAAATGAGATAGCACTCTCAAGAGGTGTGTGCTTTACGCACTTAGTAATTGTTGAATTCATTTGAATTCCTTTCTAGTTTAAGGACTTTCCTTAACTTTCTTTATACTATTATTATAACAGGCACCACTGACATTTTGACGGCGTGTCGTAGGTTTTGAAGATGAACAACAGATGAACAACAATCCACAGGTTATCCACAGGCCCTCGGGGCCCCATGTGGTGTAAATCACTAATTACAATGGTGTTATTCACGGCGTGTCGTCTTGACTTTTGGGCTTATACCTGCTATAATTCCATTATACAAATTAAATAAAGAAGCAGGTCACGAGCCTAGCGAATAAACCTCAACAAGAGGGTGAGCCTAGCAAATAAGTGACCTATATCACATAGAAAAGACGGCGTGTCGTCTTGACTTTTCAGGGTATATGTGTTAGACTTACGGAGTAAGAAAAAACTAAATAAGGATAAATCCTAGATGAGCCCTACTAAGTAGGCAAATAATTCTAGGCAAGGAAAAGGTTAGAAATACTAACCGCATTAAAAGAAAGGTTCACTAAATATGAACACTATATATAACGAAATAGCAGAAGAGTTTGGTTCTTCCGCATTATCTATCAACAATCCTCAACCAGAGATTAGCATTACACGTGCTGCTCAGTTGTTAAACGAAATGGGTTTTGATAACGCTAAAGCCTATCTATTGGCAGGTGGTCGCTAATGTTGTTTTTTGATTGGGTAGAGGATTACCCTCACATAGTTTTGCCTATCGTGCTTGCTACGATAACTCTAATTGCTATCGCTGGCGCAGTATTTGGAGGTAGCAACTAATGACTACCGCTAACATGGATAAGATTAACGAAGCCATAGAGGCTTTACAAAATGCTAACAAGGCGTTAGTAGAAATGTTTGGAATTGAAGAGGAGAATAACTAAATGAAAATCACTTACACAATTTGGCAGGGTAGTATTATGAAAGGTCGCCTAACCGCTAAGAGCATGAAAGAGATCATCGCTCTAATTGATGAACTAAATGAAGGTAAGCCACCTCTAAAGTTTGAGTATCTTGTTCATGAGATTGAGCAGGTCGCATAGTGGAGATGTATTTAGATTATGAGTTCTTTGCGGTATATGTTGATAGCATAGAGTTATCTATTCAAATACCAACATGGTTATTGCTTGGCTCTATTGCATTATCCTATTCTATTCATTTACTTAGAAAAGATAGATAAGTAGCATAGGCTGCTAGGGCACACTGTCCAGAGTAGTGTGCTCACTATTTTTTTTATTTTTTATTTTTAAAATTACATATCATACATCTAAGAAAAATATTCAGATTTTAGTAAAAATGAAATTTTTCAGATTTTCTAAAGTAGGTATGGTAAAATGAACATATGGATCCTAAAGTGAAAAAATGTTATTTTTGTGAAGAGGATAGCCTTTACCTGCAACCATATGAGCATAAGATCATTGATGTATGCAAAAAACATTTTACTATGGCGCTATCCTCATGACCCAATACAAGGTTTTTGATGAAGCAATAATTTTGACGGTAAAGACAAAGAGACCTGAAAAATGGTTATTGATAGATAGAGAAACTGGCCAAACATATCAGGGTAATCCTAAAGGTCACTGGGATATATTAAAGCCATACATAAAGGAAAGCGAGTAACTAATGACACAACGAATAGTCTTGTCTATAATCATAATTGGTTTGGTAGCGCTATGGGCTTTCTAGATAATCTTGAATCATCTATCTGGAACGAGAAGCCCGTAAACGATGGTTTGGCATTAAAGGTTTTTCAAGAATTTTGCTGCAATGGCTGTTCTTGTAAATCTGAAAGTAATCACAATAATAAAAAAGATGCTATAATATTAATATGACTGAAGAACTTTTCCTATGCTGCAAAGGATGCACCTGTACAAATGGCCATTCGTCAATGCCAGGAGTAAATTCTTTTTTATTGGACGATACACCATCTGTAGATGACACACCATCTGTAGATGACACAACACCTGTAGACGATACACCATCTACTGAAGAGTAATTTACTTTAATTTAAACAATTAAATTTTGTTGTTTCATTCTGTCATACAAGTTTGTCACTATAAGGTTCAACCCTTGTTGACTATCTGCCATAGACTTCTTAATCTGCTCTTCTGACATATTCAACTTTTCACACATTTCAAGATTATCCTTATTGATGCTATCTAGCATAAACTTTACAACTTCGTCTTTTGTCATTTCCCACTCCTTAGTTTCGTTTTATTAATTATAGCAAATAGATTATTGTATGTCAAGTTTTGTCGGGGATCCAATAAGCGATTCATTTACGCTGGTCCACAACTGTGACGACATACTGGTATTAATTCTAGCAGACATACCTATAGATTCCATAACGTAGTTATATCCTCCAGACTTGGTTTGAACTTTATTCCAAACCCCACTATCGTATATCAAGGTTTTAGCATCAAAAATAAATAGATAATAAACCTTCTTTTCATTTTCGGCGGGGACAGGAGACCAATCCTGGTCGCTCTTAGCAAGACACACATAGTAATCAGCACTATTATCCACTACGCTAGATATCATGGCATCTAAGGTTTGATATTTTCCTAGTCTTGATCCAGAAAAAGTTAGTGTGTTATTTGCGTATACGCCAGATTTAACGGAGAAACTTTCGCCTGATTCTAAAGACATGTCAACGCTGATGCTATGGCTTCTATTGGGCTGCCAGTCGTTTATTAGGCCATTCTCTGTAAAGGTGTTAGCAATAAGTTCTTCTAGAAACTCACTAGTGCAAGGAAGACGATAAACTGAATGATGTATTTTTAGTTTACTTGTCAAACCTTCAATTAGGATTTGCTTAATGTTATCTAGCACATCTAAGTATAACTCATATCGGGATATAAAGCAAACATAGATATTACATCCAGTTAGACATTAGTGTGTGTGTCACACGTATCATGTCTTATAGTGGTTTGGTATCTCTATTTTCGGCTTTGTTAATTCCCGCCGAAATTTAATCTCATATGATGATATAATTTATCTTATGTCACCTCAAGATTGGGCAGCGCTAACTTTAACTCTTCTTACTATTGTAACTATTGTTGCTGGTGGAATTCGTTGGCTCGTAAAACATTATTTAAACGAACTTAAGCCCAATTCAGGCTCCAGTTTAAAAGATTCCGTTAATCGCCTAGAGGAAAAAACTGACAAATTATTTGACCTTTTGCTTGAACATTTTAAAGATCATTCTAAAAAATAATTCTTTATATATAATATATAAGATACTTTAAAACCTTACTTGCTAGTTATTCTTTTCTTTATATTTTTAAGTATACACGTTAATACTCTGGATTTTTACAGTTTATGCAAAAATGATTATAACGATTGTATAACAATTTCTTTAATGTCTGGTTTATAACTTTTTGTTATAATATGTCCGTTTTATGATAATATAATGTTATAATTTTTGTGCTGGCACCTAGATACTACCCCACCCCACTGCGTCTAGGTGTCCAGTTTTATTTAATGGTATAATCAATTATCATGTGTGCTCCTACAATAGAAAAATATGGCGCTTCGCCAGCAAACATTCAGTGGACCGTAGTCCGTGGAAATGATGCGACCTTAAAGGTAGAATTTTTTGAAGATGACGAAATAACCGCTTACGACACTGATGGCTGGACATACCTATCTACAGCCTATGATCCTACAGGGGAAGTTCTTGATGAACTTACAGTAACAGAGGAAGATGGATATGCAATTATTTCTATACCTGCAAATATCGCTACCAACTGGGGAACTCAATATAAATCCGTAGTATCAGAACTAAAGTTTGACCTTCAGGTTACAATTCCTGGCGGTAGTGGAGAAGTAGACACAATCTGGACTCCAGTAATCGGAACAATTTGTGTGCTTGGAAATGTAACCCCTGGAGGAAGTTTATAATGCCAGTTGTAAAAATTTCTACTACAAACACAAAAATTCCACCAATTGTTAAAATTGGTAAAAAGGTCTTTAAGACAAAAATAAAGTAAGGCTTGGTCAACATGACAAAGAGCATGGAGTTTCCAAGTAAAAAGAAAAAATATAACGAAACCGTAGAGCAGACAAAATCTGTTGAGTATATTGCCGTTCCTGGAATTAAAGGAGAAAGAGGCGAAACGGGATTAACTGGTCCACAAGGACCACAGGGGCCAAAAGGAGATAGGGGTGAAAAAGGTTCCCAAGGGATTCAAGGTCCAAAAGGAGAAAAGGGTGACCCAGGCAAGGGTGCAGAAGGATATGACAGCCCATCTGGGCAGTATCCTGGTTGGGCATATTATACTGGAAATGATACAGAAATATATAAAGTTGGTCCAGAAAGAGGAGAAGACGGATGGGTTTCTTTTTTCTTAAATGTAGATAAAGATCAAACTATTGAAACCTATCTTCCAAATAAATCGGTCTCTTTATTAAACGAAGTAGCAAAAAACATTAATTTTAAAACACTTAAAGTAGGATCAAAAGTAGAAGTTAGATATGACTTTTCTTTAGAAACGTACACAAGCAATACAGAGGTTTGGATAAGAACTCTTTTAAGAGACGAAGAGTTATCTCCTATAGGATATGTCGGATTGCTAAAATATCAATATCAATACGATTTATCATATTCTCAAACCATTTTTATCAATAACGACAAAATTAAAAACTATGGAGGAACCCCTCAAATTAGAACTGACAATGAGGGTTCTTTTATTTTAAAAGGTATATATATATCAGTATCATAGTGGTATAATTAAACAGGAGGAATAATGGCATTTCCAGGCACATATAATTTTAATTACTACCGTGGTGATAGGTATGAATTTGTAATCCGTCCAAAAACTGCAAACGGTGGGGCTTTTGATTTAACAGGCTATAACGCAGATTTTTTTGTTGCTAATGCAAGAGGAGAAAACAAAACTCAATACGAAATGCAGGCTGTTGTTGATGGTTCTGCAGACACTGTGACTTGTACAATTTTGCCAGGTGCTGGAGAAAGCCTTGCTGGTGGAACATATGTTTATGATGTACAAATAGATTCTGGTGCAACACACGTTTTTACACTTTTAACTGGAACAATTACTGTAACAGAAGATGTAACTGGAGCAGATGATTCATAATGGTTGATGTATTACTTAATACCGACGATGTTGTAGTTATAGGACCTCCAGAGTCAATTGACTTATTGGTTGATATTGGTCCACAAGGAACTCGTGGTAGCAAATTTATTGTTGGTTCTGGAGAGCCTAACACACTAACATCAAGTGGTATTTTATTTGGAAACACTTTAATTTTAAATGATATGTATATTAATACAGCACCAGGAGAAAACTATGGATATATGTATCAGTACATTTCTCAAGCAGGTGGAAATACTTGGGTTCAAGTTTTAAAAGTAAGTCCAGCAATTTACTCTTCTGTAGAAACAATTGCTTTTACATCTGGAGCAGGATCAATTACTATTCCAATATCAAACATCGTAACAGTTAGTGGTTCACCACTTACCGCTTTAAATTTTAATGTTCAGTTTCGCATTGAAGGGGCAAATCCAATTGCTTCATCAATGGAAATTCCTGCTTTGGCAGGGGCTGGAACAAACCTAGTAATAAATTTTGACGCAGTTCAATATAGCGGTGGTAGTTGGTCAGCACTTGATGGAAATAAAACAGTTCATCTGTTTATTTCTATAGTTTAATAAAAATGGTATAATCTTAAAAGAGGTGAGACCCAAATGGCTGTAGAAAACATAGGAAACTTAGTTCCAACAAAGATTCCAGCATTAATTGATGATGCTAATATTCAGGATGCACTTAAAGCATATCACTATGGATCATACACTTTTGATACAGCAGAAAACAATCCAGAAAATCTACTAAATCCATCTATTGCTTATACTGTTAATGATTTACAAAACCAGATAGATGATCAGGTTGCATTAGAATTAGCAGCAAGAGATAGTTCAAGAGTAACTACAACTGCTCCTACCTCCGCAGCATTTACAGCATTTTCTGACACAATTCCAGATGGATACATTTGGGTAGACAAAGATGCTCCTGCTCAGGTTGGTTATATTTCTGCAACATCTGTTTATACAACAACAGAACCAACAACTGGATTAGCAAATGGAGTTATCTGGATTAAAAAAGGTTCAAGCCCACTTGAAATGTATGTTTATAATAGCGACACTAGCACTTTTGATCAGGTGATCTAATGCCAACAACTTTTGATGAAGATGGAAAGCCAGGGTATATCTATAACGTAGCAGATGATAAATGGTATGCCATTTCTGGTAAAACTGACACATCTGGAACTTTTGAATGGTCTGGAACACATAATCACCTTTCATCATTTACAACATCAGACATTTTTATTGCAAAAAAAGGTATAAATAATTATCTCAACCCAGCAGCAAGAAATTCAGCAATTCCATCACCTACTTCAGGAACGCTTGCATTTGTCCGTCAAGATGCCAGTGGCAATACAATAAATCAACTTCAATATTACAGCGGATCTGCTTGGGTACAAGTAGCAGCCGACTCAGATCCAACCCCAAACATATTTATGCTTATGGGTTGTTAGTGTGATAGAATAAGTATTAAGGAGGAAAAATGCCAACAACATATAAAGTACTAGGTCAGTCAGGACCTTCTGCAACAACAGAGACAACTCTTTATACTGTTCCATCTTCTACGCAATCGGTAGTTTCAAGTATTGCAATTTGTAATCAGGCTGCAACATCTGCTACCTTTAGAATTGCAGTAAGGCCTTCTGCAGATGCTACAACTGCTGCCAAACATTATTTAGTTTACGGAACAACTATTGCTGCAAACGATACTATTGTTTTAACTATGGGAATAACCCTTGCTGCTTCAGACAAAGTATTAGTTTATGCCTCAACTTCAAATATGTCTTTTGCGGCATATGGATCTGAACTTGTTTAAGAATAATGACAATTTCAAAGGCATCTCTACAATCATTAACATCAAAAAAGTTACAATATACCACACCAATTAATGATATTCCAGATGGTGCAATTCCAACTGCAACTGATGTCGGAACATCTCGTCCTTTTAATAATGGATCTGCAACAATTACTTTGGCTGCACCCACAACAGGTGGACCAGCAACAAGTTATACTGTAACATCAAGTCCAGGATCATTCACTGCTACTGGATCTTCTCCATTAACGGTTACAGGGCTACAATCTAATACATCTTATACTTTTACATCGGTAGGAAATAGTGCATTGGGAAGTTCTTATTTACCAAGCATAGCCTCAAACTCAATTACAGCAACTACTGTTCCAGATGCACCAGTTATTGGTGTAGCAACTAAGATTAGCAATACTGTAGCAAGTTTAACTTTTACACCGCCAGAAAGTGGTGGAAGTAATATTACAGGGTACACAATAACCTCTTCTCCATCTATTTCAATAACTACTAGTGCTGGAACAACTAGCCCATTAACAGCGACTGGATCATTTTTGGGTGGACAGTCTTATACTTTTACTATTGTTGCAACTAATGCTAATGGAAATAGTTTATCTAGTTCTGCAAGTCCTGGAGTAGTTGTTACAGAAACTTCCGTTCCAGCAAAACCAGCAGCACCAACCGTAACAACTGCAGCAGATGCTGATACCGTTACCTGGGTTGCTCCAGCAAATGGTGGAAGTACAATTACTGGATACACTTGGGCATCATCTGATGGCAAAACTGCAACAGTTAGTGGAACAACGCTATCAGTTGTAGTTGCTCAAGAAGGAAATACATCACAAACATATACTGTTTATGCTACAAATGCAATTGGAAACTCTTCAATATCAGATCCATCAAATAGTGTTACTACCCCGCCGTTTTTCCCATCATTTGGTCCATTCTTCCCACCGTTCTTCCCATTCTTTCCACCGTTCTTCCCGTTCTTCCCACCGTTCTTCCCATTCTTTCCACCGTTCTTCCCGTTCTTCCCACCGTTCTTCCCGTTCTTCCCATTCTTCCCAAGATTCGTTCCGCCAAGTTTTGGTCCTCTGGGCTAATAAATGATATAAAAAAACCCCCAAGGAAAAAATCCAAGGGGGTAATTTTATTAACTGCTACTTACATGGATACTTGTTATACCATTCCTGATACCGTGATCCATTTAGAGTAGTCCATGAGGACCAGTCTGTACCGCCTTTAGTCATATGATGTGTTATTTGTGCGTTTTTAACTGGATTAAATAGTTCAGAGTTTGACTCTAAATCAAACTTCTCTCTACGATCTGGACCTAAGTTCCCTATCATGTTTATTTGAAACATGCCATAAGAACTATCTCCAGTATTAGAATTACCGTTAAAGGCATGTGGTCTAGCATTAGTCTCAGCCATAGCAATTGCACAAGCAGATCTTAAAGCCTTTCCTTCAAACCCTACAGCCTTTAATAATTCAATTAACTGCCCATCACTTAAATTATGAGCATTTTTATACTTTTCTAATATTTTTTCTTTAGAAACCAAAAAAGCCACCTTGGGGGTGGCAGAGGAATCTATAGAACTTTTAATTAGTAAGTTGTTTTCATTTGTTGCATTTGCGGTAGCCGAAAAAACGGTACTGCAAATAACCAACGTTAATACCCCTAGCCAAACATTTGCTTCTCTCATTGTAGAATACCTCCTAGAGAACAAATGCTACCTACTGGTAGCATGTATTAATTATAACATCAATTTGCCCTTTTGGTCAAGTTAAACAATAAAATATAAAAATATTTAAAATATTACTTTAGTTAGTGGTATAATAATAAGATTATGGCTACTTTTAGAGATCAAGGTTTAGGCTCTTATTCAATTGGTTCTGCACCTCCTACGGTCAACTGGACGATTGTAAAGGGCGACACATCAGCATTTCGGGTATATGTAACAGATGATAATAAAGATCCCCTAGTGATTGAAGACTGGACAATTGAAATGGAAATTAAAAGACCAGCAATTGCGGGTAATTTAAATGATGCTGATCCAGCAGGAGTTTTGATTCTTACTCCTATTGCCACAGCAGAAGATGGCGATGGAGAATTTACAGTTTCTCTAACATCTGCTCAATCAAAAAGTTTAAACACTGGAGATATTTTTGATATTGAATTAAGGGATGCCAGCAGGGTATGGACAGTTGCTCGTGGTATATTAACAGTTATTGAAGATGTTACAAACAGCGATGAGTCATAATGGCTTCCGTAGCAATAATAGATTTATCTGAAAAAAGATCAGAAACAATTTCTAGGATAGGTTATCCTAAAAGTAATATAAGTGGTTTTGTAAGGCTTACAAAGATACAAGAAGTTTTGCCTTTTAGAGTTATGTTTACAAATATTGGAATACCAGCAGCATACTCAGGTGTACCTGGAATTGGACTTCAAATAATTGGAATTAATAACTATATTCTTTAACATAATGATATAATAACCTTATGGCAAAGATATCAACCACCAACGTAAAGGCCCTGTTTCAGACAGGCGATAGACCAACAGAAGAAAACTATATAGATTTAATTGATAGTACTTCTGCTAGGTCTACCGATCTTGGATCAGACGGCAATAATGAGTTAACAATTAATGGAATTGAAAACTCAACAGTATTTGATAGTTTTGCATCAAGCGAGTTTAGATCAATGAAATATATGATCTCACTCAAGCATGTAGCAGGCGGTGCAAATAAGTACGCTGTTACAGAATTAACAATATTGAATGATGGATCAGATGTATCTGTTAGTCAATATGGCACTATTGAAAATGATGGGAATATTGGCACCATCTCTGTTTCAAAGGCTGGGGACACAGTTTCACTAACTGTGGTTCCTGTGGGGGGAAATACACCTATAACTCTGCGCTACATGCGTATGGGATTAAAGGCCTAACTAAGGAGATAAAAGATGGCAACAGTAACAAAAGACTTTAGAGTAAAATCGGGACTGATAGTTGAGGGATCAACTGCGACCGTTAATGGAAAGAACATAATCACAGCAGGCACAATTGATGCTAAAGGTGATTTATTAGTAGGTAGTGCAGACGATGCAGTAGCACGTCTTGGCATTGGAACAGATGGGCAAGTCCTTACAGCAGCGTCAGGAGCAACATATGGCGTTCAATGGTCAAACCCTGCAGCAGTTGGTGTATTTGATACATCAATTACCTTTGAAGGCGCAACAGCAGATGACTACGAGACAACTCTTACAGTTGCAGACCCAACAGCAGATCGTACAATTACACTCCCTAACGTATCAGGTACCGTAGTTACATCTGGTGATACTGGTACAGTTACAGCAACAATGCTTGCTTCAGATTCAGTAACTACCGTAAAAATTACAGACGCAAACGTAACTGCAGCAAAACTTGCTACAGACTCTGTAGAGACAGCAAAGATTAAAGATGCAAATGTAACTGCTGCTAAACTTGCTGCAGATTCTGTAGAAACAGCAAAGATTGTTGACTCTAACGTAACAGCAGCAAAATTGGCTGCAGATTCAGTTACAACTGCAAAGATTC